CCCTTTAGGCTCGGATACCCCTCACCATTTTCCCCATCGAGGTGTAGAACATTTGCGCCGATATTTGTGCAACTTGACTAATAAATAAAGTTAAAATAGTGCTTGACATTTGGTGCATACTGTGGTACAATAAAGGTACAGTAAAGAGAACGAGAGTTTCAACACTGACAGCGCCTTGACAACCAAACAAAGTTCCTAAAGAAAGTACAAAAAGTGCTTGACAAATGGAACATAGTATGGTATAATAAAGGTACAGTAAAGAGAACGAGAGTTTCAACACTGGCGGCACCTTGACAACCAAACAAAGTTCCTAAAGAAAGTACAAAAAAGTGCTTGACAAATGGAACAGAGTATGGTATAATAAAGGTACAGTAAAGGAAAACAAAATCTCTACTGATTGCACCTTGAAAAGTGAATACAGATGTTTCTCTCCTTGTAATGTGAAACACCCCTGACGAGTCTTTGAAAATTAAGACGAAACACAAGTCTGCTTTAGACAGGGTAGTTATCTACCCTGTGTCGGGTGTAACCCAAATAATACTAACATTAAAAGGAGAAATGAACAATGGCAAGAGAAAGAATGGTAACTCGTACTGTGGAGCTGACTATCGCTGAGGTTATGACCCTCGATACCGTCACCGCAAAGGTGGAAACTATTGCCTATGAAGTGGGCGGTGGTTTTACGGATGAAAAGGCTATTCTCAAGGCAGTAAAGAAACTCCACGAAACTGACACATTCAAGTGCGTTGCTGTGCAGTCTATCGCAACCAAGGAAATTCTCTACGGTATGCCCGAGATTGACTTCATCAAGTACGCAACTGTGTTGCCCCCTCGTACCAAAGCTGAGGACTAAAGCAGACCGCCCACATGGGGCGGTGTCGGGTGAAAACCACAATAACACAAACAAAAGGAGAAACAACATGAAAAACATTAAAAAGCTGTCCCGTATGCCTTACGCACAGGCTCATGTAGAAATTGATGAGAATGGCGGTATTGAGTTAATCTCTTACGTCACAATGGTTATTTCTATTGACCCTCAAGGTTGGCTTGTATGTACCGGCACATATAGTGCAACCACCAGAAAGCACATTGGAGCGTTTATGCACGAATATGGTAACGGTGCAAGCTACTACACAGCTAAAATGTGCTACAAAAATAACCAAACCTATAACATTTATACAGGTGAAGTTATGTCATTAGCAGACGGTGAGTAAAATCACCGTGTCGGGTGAAATAATAACACCACAACACAAACAAAAGGAGAAACAACTATGATTACACTGAAAATCCGTGCATACACCAAAGAACAGCTTCAAATGCTGTACGATGTTTTCGGTGAGGGTGTGGCTATGATTACCTCTATTAACTGCACAGGAGATTGCAGAAACTGTGTGTATAAACACCCGTGTCACGACCTCGATGAAGCACAGGAATTTCTTGCGAAAGAATTGCAAAGCAGACAGGGTATTTAATACCCTGTGTCGGGTGAAAATCCTAACACAAACAAAAGGAGAAACAATAACATGGAGATTACCTATTACAAAATAAAACTTGGATGCGGTATCATTTGCACATTTAGATGCACAACACCGCTTCAGAAATTCAACATCATGTGCGAACTTATTCGCACAAACTATGAACTACTCGATACAGTCACCGTAACACTATAAAGCAGACCCTCTTTATGAGGGTGTCGGGTGTAAACCATACACGGAGTTAGCCTGTGCTAACCATGTGGATAACTCTGTGGAAACTGTGGAAAAGGTACAAGGCGGAAAAATAGTTCTTGACTTTCTTGTACTTCTGTGGTACAATTATAGAGTAGTCAAGGTCATACCGCTTGTGAGGTGGTGTAGGTTAGCACAGTAAAACCCACCACCACCTCACCAATATGGTGTCGCAGGTACGCATAGTTTTCAGTTCAAATCTGAAAGACACCTAATACAAATGGGTACAACCCTACTACTAACAAGGAGGAATGAAAATCATGGCAAGAACACCGCAGGTAACTCGCACCATCCAGACCACCAAGGTCAATGTACTCTGTCTGAACATCAAGGAGGGTAATCCTTTCAACCAGACTGTTGTGCTTCCTCGTACCTACAAGGACGATAAGCATATGCTCAAGGCTGTTGAAAAGGTTATCAACTCCGAGAGTGTAAAGGCTGTCCACGTTGTTGACAGCGTGGTAGAGGAAACTCTGTACGGCATGAGCGAACAGAAGTTCATCGAACTGGCAACGGTTCTTCCACCTCGTAAGTCTACCGATGTGGGCGATAACGAGAACGAAACTGCAAACTAAACTGAAGCTATCACAGGTGTAAATGTCCGTATCAATAACGGTAAGCACCACACCAGCAGCCACTAAAAACAATATTACATTATGGAGGGTTAAAACATGACTGGTTTTGAAGCTAAAATCCGTGAAGCATCTAAGGAGCTGACTGCTAAGGAGCGTGTCAAGTTCAAGGATACCACAAACGCTGTCCAGCTGGACGATGCAACTAAGGAAAATCCTTTGGTTATCGCCCCTGACTTCTACGTTATCCTTGACATTCACAATGAGCGTTCCGAGGATAAGGATTATGTGAAGTACATCGTTGTCGATAAGGCTGGCAACAAGTTCGTCACTGGTTCTGAAAGTTTCTTTACTGCCTTTAAGTCCATCTTTGAGGAGATGGGTGGCACTAACGAGGACTACGAGATTGAGGTCTATCGTCTGCCGAGTAAGAATTACAAAGGCAAAGAGTTCCTGACCTGCTCCATCGTGTAAAGTCACACCGTCACCCACACCAACAGTAAACTGGTGTGGGTGACTTTTATTCCAAGGAGGGGCGAGTATGGCTAAATCAAGTATGACTACAAAAATAACACCAGAACAGGAGTATAAGAAAGAACTAAGAAGAATTAAACAGTTTATCAGGAGAGCATCAAAGCGTGGATTCTTTTGGGATAAATCTCCTATACCTAATCAGCCTAAAAAGATTACAAGTAAGTCAGTCGAAAGGTTGAGGAAAATCACCCCAGATGTTTTATACAAAAAGGGTGAATATGTGGTTCAAGAAACTGGTGAACTTATTCCTGCAACTAAGGGAAGAAAACTTGAACGTAAAAGGGCAGTAGAAAAAGCTAAAGAAACACGAAAGTATAAACAGTCTAAGGATAAAAAACCATCAAAAGATACAGGTAAAAAAGAAACAACGTCTAAATCTAAAAAAGATATAAAAACTAAATCAAAACAGAAACCCATTGATAAACCAATTTATAGCCCAGACGATGATGAAGTTGAATACGATACTGATGACACCTATTACCCTAACTTTATAGACATAGTTTTGTCTAACTTCCGCGCACAATTAGCCCAGTTTCCTAACGCAGAGGGTACGCCACTTCTTTTGTCGTGGTTTGAAACGCTTATTTCAGATAACGGTAGAGAAGCGGTAGCGCAAATGCTACAAGATGGCGCAGAACAAGGTTTGCTTATCACATGGGAAACGGTTTACAAGTCAGTAAATACCAAAACGTACATGACTGAAATGATGAACTATTTACCAGACCAAGGTAAATTCTACGCAGACCAAATCATGGACATGATGGAACAGTTTGAATGGTGGGAACAACCAGAATGAAAGTGAAAAAATTCCGGTACTTTATGGGGGATTTTGAAACAACTGTTTATAAAGGTCAGGTTCACACCGAAGTATGGGCGTCTGCTGTTGTTGAGTTGTTTACAGATGATGTAAAAATATTTCACAGCATAGGCGAAACTTTTGAGTACCTTAGTTCACTCAATGATAACGTCTGTATTTACTATCACAACTTAAAATTTGACGGTGCATTTTGGCTCGCTTATTTACTGGTTGAACTGGGATATGAGCAAGCATATGAGAAGTTAAATGACGAGGGTACTGAAGTAAAATGGTTGGCTGAAAAATACATGAAAAATAAGTCATTCAAATACTCCGTATCTGATATGGGACAATGGTACAACATTATTATCAAAGTAAACAATCACTTTATTGAAATTCGTGACAGCTTAAAGTTACTTCCGTTTAGTGTAAAGAGAATTGGAAACAGCTTCAAAACTAAACACAAGAAACTAAATATTGAGTACACTGGTTTTAGGTACGCAGGTTGTCCTATTACTGAGGAAGAAAAGAAGTATATTGCTAATGACGTTCTGGTGGTCAAAGAAGCACTTGAGATTATGTTCAGTGAGGGTCACACCAAACTAACAATAGGGTCATGTTGTTTAGCAGAGTATAAGAAAATCATTGGTAAAGACGATTACAACACATTTTTTCCGAATATCTACGACATATCAATAGACGAGAGTAAACACAGATACAAAACTGCCGGTGAATGGGTTCGCAAAGCATATAAAGGTGGTTGGTGCTATCTCGTTAAGGGTAAAGAGGGCAGGATGTACTATAACGGTACAACCGCAGACGTGAACTCTTTATACCCGTCTATGATGTCAAGTGAAAGTGGTAATATGTACCCTATTAGTAACCCTAACTTCTGGACTGGTAACATAATACCCGATGAAGCCTTGTTACCTAATCGGTACTACTTTGTACGAATTAAAACAAGGTTCTATATCAAAGAGGGTTATCTACCATTCATACAGATAAAAGGTAACCTATTATACAAGGGTACTGAGTGCCTAACTACAACCGATATTTATGACCCAGTTACACAGCAATACTACGATAAGTATTATGACAAAAGTGGTAATCTGTGTGACACAAGAGTTGAACTAACATTAACCATGACTGACTATATATTATTAAAGGAACACTATGAGCTGGTTGACTTTGAAATATTAGATGGTTGTTGGTTTTATGCGGAAATAGGTATCTTTGACGAGTACATTGAGAAGTACAAGAAAATCAAAATGGAAAGCAAAGATGCAAGACGAGAGTTAGCAAAGCTGTTCCTCAATAATTTGTACGGTAAGATGGCAAGTAATACTGACAGTAGTTTCAAAATTGCTTACGTTAAAGAGGACAAATCTATTGGCTTCAACTATATCCCAGAGAAAGACAAGACCCCTGGGTATATACCGGTCGGCGCGGCTATAACCAGTTATGCACGAAACTTTACCATAAGAGCCGCACAAAAGAATTACCACGGTGTTGACAGCCCCGGATTTATCTATGCAGACACAGATAGTATCCATTGTGACCTTAAACCTGAACAGATTGAGGGTATCACGGTACACGATAAGAACTTCTGTTGTTGGAAACTGGAAGCCTGTTGGGACGTTGCTACTTTCACCAGACAAAAGACATACATTGAACACGTTACGCATGAGAATTGTATGCCTATTGATGAACCTTATTACAATGTAAAGTGTGCAGGTATGCCAGACAAGTGTAAACAGTTATTCATCAAATCAATGACAGGTTATACACCTAAAGAGGACGACAATATGACCGACGAAGAAGTAGAGTTTTTATCAGTTAAGAGAACAATGAAAGACTTTACAGTAGGTCTAAGAGTTCCCGGAAAACTGCGCCCTGTCCGTATCAGGGGCGGTGTAGTTCTTGTCGAAACACCATACGAAATGAGGTAATTATAAATGTTACACAGATACTACGCGAATATTGCAATTAAATACAAAGACGGCGTTGAACCTTTAACCATATTACCCAAAGGTGATTGGGTAGACTTGAGGTGTGCAGAGGACACCACTATGAAAGCAGGGGAGTTCAAGTATATTCCTTTAGGTGTTGCTATGGAACTGCCCGCTGGTTGTGAAGCTATCGTAGTACCTCGTTCTTCTACCTTTGCCAAGTATGGTATTATCCAAGCTAATAGCATCGGTGTTATCGACAGTAGTTACAGAGGTGACAACGATTGGTGGCACTTCCCTGCGATTGCTATGCGTGACACCTTTATCCCCAAGAATGACCGTATCTGTCAGTTCCGCTTACTGCCTAATCAGTCACCTATTCGGTTGTTTCAGGTGGAAACACTTGATAACCCTGATAGGGGCGGCTTGGGTAGTACAGGGAGGGACTAATATGTTCAACTTCCTTATACACCGATACCGCAAAACCAAGACACGTTTGCAACAATGCCGGCATATTTGCTTTTTCTGTAAATGGAAACACATTTGCAGGGAAGAACGTAAGTTGGAAAATATGTAAAACAAAAGACCCTCTCATTGAAACATGAGGGGGTCTTTCTATATCTGTAACCTTTGCACCACTAAAGCGGTCAGCGAAACCGACAAACTACTGATGGCGGTTTGTTCCACCCGTGCTACCCACCGTGTTCAGAAATGGACACAAAGGCAGATACCTTAATAAGATAATGCTTTTAACACAGCTTCTTTACACCTTAAATCCTTAAAACGGAAACATCCTCGTTCAAAGAAATAACGCAGGTTGGTGAGGAAGAAGTCGTTTCTTTTTAACATAACGTAGTTCAATTCGTGGTCATCTGTGGTGACAGTAATTTTCATCTTGAATGTACCGTCCGCCCTATCATCACAGTACAGGAAACCACTATCGGGGTACTCCCTAATTGCGAACTCAGTACCCTTATATTTGAGGGTAGCCAAGTATCTACTGTTACCAACAGGTTTCTCAATGAAAGCCTTGTTATCGTTCAAATAGACGCATTGACTGCTATACGCAACATAAGAGTTCCGTCCAAACGCACGATTGAAACCACTTTCCTGTTGTGCTTTACTCGCACTTTCAACAAAACCTTGTTCCAGTACAAATCCATCTCCACGTAGGAACTTGGTTTCATCTGTCAACCTTTCGCTGATACCCAGTTCCACATAGTAAGGGTTAATAAGGCTGACAGGGTTAGAGAGCATATAGACAGGAACATACCTGATTTGCTCACCGTTACCTCTTGCGATAGATGTATGCACCGAAAGAAGTTTCTTTATTTCATCAGAACAGTAGTGATTAGTTTCACTTTGGAACTCGTCAAATATCATTCTCTTTATGTCACTAAAAAGGTGGCTATATTTCTTAATCTGGTCTGCGCTATTAAGAGAGATAGCATATCCACACGGCTCATCGTCAATGAATAACTCGTGGAAGATACCAGATGCTTTACGTTTACTTGTCATGGTTGTACCAGGGAAGAACAATTTAGAAATGTCCTTATAGAACTTTTCCGCACAATCGTCTAACTCATAATTATAACGGTAAATTAGTGCAAATTTCTCATTCTTATCTTTGAACCTGTTTACGCACAATCTTCCGAAATAAGTTGTCTTACCACCTGTACGATTGGTGGTACACATAAATATCTCAGGTGTGTTACCGTTAATGTCTTTCATTGATAACAATTTAGTGCCATCATAATACTTACCCATGTTAAAACCTCGATTTGTTATTGTTGTTATTGTTATAGGTACTTTATATTATTATAACATAGGCATTGATTTTTGTCAATGGTTATGATATAATAATGTAGGGTTAGAAAGGGGGTGGAGCAGAATGGACGTACAGGCTGTTACCAGTATTATCACAACTGTTGGTTTTCCTATTGCTGTCTGTTTGATTTGCTTTTGGTATATCAATAAGATGCAGGAACAGCATAAGGTTGAAACCGACAAGTTAGCAGAAGCACTGAATAACAATACTCTTGTTATTCAGAAGCTAATTAACAATCTGGAAAACAAGGGAGGTACAACTTAATGAACATCATCAATAGCATCTTAACAAACAACCCTTGTTACAAAGCTGGGAGAACTATCACCGTTAAAGGGCTTATGTTACATAGCGTTGGTTGTTCACAACCAAATGCCAAGGTCTTTGTGCGTAATTGGAACAAGGCTGATTTTGATAATGCTTGTGTTCATGCGTTCATTGATGGTAACACAGGTGATGTTTACCAGACACTCCCTTGGAATCATCGTGGTTGGCATGGTGGGGGTAGTTGTAATAACACGCATATCGGTGTTGAAATGTGTGAACCTGCAACTATCAGGTACACCAGTGGTGCTAACTTCGTAGTAAACAACGAAACTGATGCTAAAGCTGTGGCTACCAGAACATACAAATCTGCTGTTGAGTTATTTGCAAATCTTTGCAAGGAATATAACCTCAACCCTATGGGTGATAATGTGATTATTTCACATAGAGAGGGGTATACCAAAGGAATTGCTTCAAATCATTCTGACCCTGAACATCTTTGGAAGCAACTCAAATTACCGTATACAATGGACGGTTTTAGAGCAGATGTTAAGAAAGCTATGTCTGGTGAGAGTGCAAATGATAACAATAATAGTGATACAGAAAGTAACAAGAAAGTTATATATAGAGTACAGGTTGGTGCTTTTAGTGTAAAGCAAAATGCTTACAATATGCTTGACAAACTCAAGAAAGCAGGTTTTGAGGGTTTTATAATCAAGGCAGAACTTAACACAGAGGGTAAATGATATGAGTTGGCACGCTAAACCAAGCGGTGCTTACGGGTACAATAGTGTTGAGGGTAAGGAAAACATATCAGAAATGAATATGTTTTTCAATAGCCGAGATTACACGTTAGAAGCACAGGCAGGCATATTTGGTAATGTTGTTGGTGAAAGTGGGTTAAACCCTTGGAGGTGGCAGAGCGACACCGTTAACCTTTCTGGAGGTTATGGATTGTTCCAGTACACCCCTGCGCGTAGGTATATAAACGGTGCTTCACAACTTGACCATTATGCTCCGAACCTAAGTGTTACAGAAGTTACAGCAGGTGCTTCACCCGAAGATGGTATTGCACAGTGTACCGCTTTTGCTGACAATACTTTGAGTAAGTGGACAACTGCTTGTTGGCGCCCGTACTGGGACAAAGACACATACGCTGAATTGTACGCTGTTCGCACCGATATACTAAATATCTATGGTGACGGTTCAAGACTTACTATGTCACAGTTTAAGAGTATTGACAATGTGTACTACGCTACGTTTGCATTTTTATCCTGCTTCGAGGGGCCTGCTGTACCTAACATGAATATCAGATATGAGTACGCAAGTGATATATACACTATTCTTACTGGTGAAACACCTATTCCACCAGTACCACCAACAAAAAGAAAGAAAATGCCAATCTGGATGCTACTGCGGTACGGTTTATAACAGGAGGAAAGAACATGGCTATTCGCACAAGGGAAGAACTGCTTAATGCTGTACGGGAACGTATTGGTGATGATACCTCTGATGAAGCCTTAGCCTTTATCGAGGACGTTCAAGATACCATTAACAACTACGAGAATAACACAAACAATGACGGAACTGACTGGAAAAAGAAGTACGAAGATAACGACAAAGAGTGGAGAACCAAATACCGTGACAGGTTCTTCCATGGTGGGGTAGAGCAGGACGATGATTTGCCTGACCCCTCGCCTAAAAGACTTACATTTGATGAACTTTTTAAGGAGGGCTAATTTATGGCAAAAAGAATTGCTATCAACTCGCTCAATGCGAGTACCATCGACATTCTGAACACTATCCGTGCTAACGCTTCCTATGAGTACCAGAATCTTGTACCTGAGATTACCGATGCAACCGAAATCCCCAAGGTGGGTGAGGTGTTGTATGGTTATCCCGCTATGGCGAACCAGTTCCTCAATGCTCTGGTGAACCGTATTGCATTGGTTCGTGTCAAATCTGCGGTGTTCAACAACGCATACGCTGAACTTAAGAAAGGTTATCTTGAGTTCGGTGAAACTGTTGAGGAAGTGTTCGTCAACATCGCTAAGGCTCGTGAGTTTAATCCCGATAAGGGCGAAGCAAGAGAACTGAAGCGTACTATCCCCGATGTGCGTACCGCTTTCCACACTATGAACTGGCGCGTTCAGTACCCTGTCACCATTCAGGACGAGGACTTGCGTATGGCTTTCACTTCCATCAACGGCGTGACTGACCTTATCGCAAAGATTGTTGACAGCGTTTACACCGCCGCTGAGTATGATGAATACCTGCTTTTCAAATACCTTATGATTAAGGGTATCTCCCACGGTAAGATGTACCCCGTGTCTATCGGTAATGGCAATATGAGTGAAGCGGCTATCGCTTTCCGTGGTACTTCCAACAAACTCACTTTCATGGGTAAGAAGTACAACGCAAGCGGTGTTACTACTACCACTCCCAAGGCTGACCAGTATATCTTCATGGACAGCGACTACAACGCTTCTTATGATGTGCAGGTGCTGGCAGGTGCGTTCAACATGGACAAGGCTGACTTCATCGGTAAACTGAAACTCATTGACGATTGGACTACTTTTGACAATGACCGTTTCAGCGAAATCATGGCTAATAGTGACATGGTTGAGGAAGTCACCACTGAGGAACTGGCACTCATGCAGAATGTCAAGGCAGTTCTGGTTGATGCTGAATGGTTCCAGATTTATGATAACCAGAATAAATTCACCGAGAAGTATGTTGCTTCTGGTATGTACTGGAACTATTTCTATAATGTGTGGAAAACTGTGAGTTATTCTCCTTTCTCCAACGCTGTCGTGTTTGTGACTGACGGTGCCACAATCGCGGACCCTGCAAGTTTCACCGTTGAAATTGCTGACAAGTCTATCAGCGAGAGTGCTACTGTTATGACCCTCGCGGTGCAGGAAGATACACCCACTCTGGCTGACAACAATGTTGAGTTTATTCAGGACTCCGCTAACACCGAAAAGGGGATTGCTATTCACAAATATGGCGCTGTCATTTTCCCTGCTGGACAGACCACAGCTACCATTACTGCTAAGATTGGCAACACCGTTTATACCGGTGCTACCGCAATCAACACCACTGATGATGTTGGTACTACTATCACGTTCAACAAAAACGGTTAATTAAGTTGAGGGGTGGGGGCTACCACCTCACCCCTCTATTTAAGGAGGTGAACGAATGTATATTGAACCTAACACAGTAATACGTTTGTTAAAGAATTGCCCTCTTGACACTACTTACGAACATACTATTTATTTTGAAAGTAAGATTGCACAAATAAGTTACTTTCAAAGCCTTACTAAGTACACTCTGACTAATCAAAGCTATCAACGTGTTCAGCGTGGTAAAATGAGGGTAGCATATAAGGCAGAAGATTTGTACGACTGCAATTACCTTATGTTCCAAAATAGTTCATTTGGTAACAAGTGGTTTTATGCTTTCATTAAAAGTGTTGAATATGTAAACAATGCCACCAGTGAAATCGAATTTGAAATTGACGTTATGCAGACATGGTTTTTCAACTATGACCTTGAAATGTGCTTCGTAGAAAGGGAGCATAGCGCAACCGATAATATTGGTGAAAACCTTGTGCCGGAAAATTTGGAAACTGGTGAGTATGTGTCTGACGATTTTGATGCAAGTGGTGTTCTTGGTAATAAGTCTATTGTGGTAGCATCAACTTTTGATGAAGAATACAATAATATTAGTGGAGCATACTATTGCGGACTTTTCAGCGGACTGTATTACAATGTGTTCCCTAACACTACCGATGGTGCTATTGCTTGTGCTAATTTTATAAGCGGTGCTGGTAGTAAAACTGATGGCATTGTATCTGTTTTCCTTATGCCAACATCAATGGTTGGTGGTATTCTGGATAGCGCAAAAACGTATGATATTGTTAAAACTAAAAATTTAACCTCTATTGGTAATTACACTAACATAAAAAACAAAAAACTATTAACCTACCCTTATAATTTCTTGTATGTAACAAACCTGCAAGGAAATCATGCTGTGTATCCCTACGAATATTTCAGTGGGGATGAATGTACTTTCACTATTAGTGGAGATATGAGTTGCAATCCGCAGGTTATTATTGCACCGCAAAACTATAAGGGTGTAGCTGTCAACTACGATGAAAAGATGGTGTTGTCTGGTTTCCCTCAGTTGTCATTTAATACTGACTCATTTAAGGCGTGGCTTGCTCAAAACGGTGCATCTTTAGGTGTTAATGCTTTTAGCACTGCTATACAAACAGCAGGTATTGCGACAACTGTCGGAGCAAGTGTTGCCGCCGCAACCCCAATAGGTGCCGGTATTGCTATTGCAAGTGTAGTTGCACCAGTTATACAACATTCTTTCATGCCAAGACAAGCACATGGTGGTGCTGGCGCTCAAACCTTAGCGGCTATTGGTTTACTGGATTTTGCTTTTATGCACAAGCATATTACACCAGAATTTGCTCGTATCATTGATGACTATTTTACCAAACATGGGTACGCTACCCATAGGGTAAAAATTCCTAACCGTAATGTGCGCCCTTATTGGACTTATACCAAGACTATTGGTTGCGAAATTACTGGGTCTATTCCTTGTGATGATGCCCGTAAAATTTGCGACATATATGATAGTGGCATTACGTTCTGGAAAAGCGGTGCAAACGTTGGTAACTATAATCTCGATAATAGTGTGTAAGGTGGTGATAAAATGGCTAAACGAGATAGACAGTTCTGGGAGAGTGCTTCTCTAAACAACGCTACGTTTCGTCAATACTACAATAGATTAACAGAGTTGTCTATTTCCATGTTTGAATGGAAAAACCTACCTGATACGGTAGACCCACGGTATCTTGAATTGACCTTGTTTACTGACGGGCAAGCTGTATTCTTTAAGGACGAGGAAATTGGTTTTCTTGCCTTACAGAACGCCAAAGGTGGCAAGTTCAATGTGTATCGTATTCCTGTTAATCGTAGAGCGTATGCGGTAAACGGTTATCAGAAAGACTTGACTGACAAGGATAGCGTTATTATATTCAATAACTATCTGCACAATAATAGCAGACTGGACGTAGAAATGTTTGCTCGTAGATTGTATAATTTGGATAGAGCTATTGACGTAAACGCTAACGCACAGAAAACCCCTGTTCTTATTCAGTGTGATGAAACACAGCGTCTTACCATGTTGAACCTTTATAAGAAATACGATGGTAATGAACCTTTCATTTTTGGTGATAAGAACTTGAACCCTAATGCTATCAAAACTCTGAAAACTGATGCACCTTATGTTGCAGATAAGTTGTACCAGTTGAAAACGCAGATTTGGAACGAAGCATTGACTTACCTTGGTATTAGCAACATCAACATTACTAAAAAAGAAAGACTTATCACTGATGAAGTCACTCGTAATCAAGGTGGTACTATCGCAAGTAGATACAGTAGACTTGAAGCGAGACGAGATGCTTGTAGAGAAATCAACAAAATGTTCGGACTTGATATTTGGTGTGATTATCGTGAAGATTATCAAGCATTGTCGGAAGAAGTGCTTACAGATGGTGACGATGTGACGGAAGAAGGTGGTGAACCGAATGAGTAAATATACAACCGAAGTTCGGTTTATCTGCGAGAACGCTTCTGGTATTACTGAAAGTGCAGGTTATAACCGTATTGATGATATTATCAATAAGGCTATTCCTGTGGTGTTCAACTTTGACTTTCCTATTTTCGATGAAGCGTACAGAAATGTACTATGCAAGAAGATTTTGAAGCACTATTATACAAGGGAAATCTGTGAGGAAACCGTTGGTTTATGGAAGTTCCGCCTTGATACTCGTATGAACGAGATTATGCCTTACTTCAATAAGCTATATCAGAGTGAACTACTTGAGTTCAACCCATTGTATGATGTGGATATTACACGGAGGGGTAATAAGGCTAACACCACAAATGGTAATGAGAGCATTGACAGCACAAGAACTGGTACAGGTAACAGCGAAACTGATGTTAGCAATCAGACTGACACCACTAACACCAGTAAGGAAACAAATAAAAGCACAAGTAACAGCACCAATGAAGGAACTAATCATAGTACAACAAATATGAATAGTTCTGACAGTAAGACAGAACGAGATTTGTATTCTGACACACCGCAAGGTGCTTTAACTAATGTTGATAATGAAACCTATCTAACCAACGCAAGAAAGAAGATTGGTAGTGGTACTAAGACCGATGCAGGTACAACAGATGTAAGCGTTACAAATAAGGACACCAATACAGCAAATAACGACACAGATATTAGTGCTAATAGTGAAACTAATCAAGAGGGTAATTCTACAACCAATTACACAAATAATGATACCTTTAACAGTAATCAGGTGAAGAACGCTGAAAGTACAGAAGATTATCTGGAAAGAGTTAGTGGTAAGCAGGGAGGGCCGAGTTACTCCAAGTTACTTATGGAGTACAGAGAAACCTTCCTTAACATTGATATGCAGGTTATCGAAAGTCTTTCTGATTTGTTCTTCGGACTTTGGTAAAGGAGGACTATTATGGGTAATTTTAATAATGTTGACCCCGTCCGCTATTGGACGTACAAAATTCTACCTCTGGTGTATGATGATAGTCTTAGTTATTACGAGGTATTAGCTAAGGTTGTGCAGAGGTTGAATGTGTTGGTTGAGAACAACAACAATATTACACAGTACATTAAAGACCTTATTTTAGAGTACATCGGTAGTGGTGAAATTGGTGAGGTTGTGTCTGACATCATCGCCAACTTTATTCTCAACGTAAAGAACCCGCCAGAGGGTATCACAGGCGCAACCGGCGATGGCTCAACAGATGACACCTCTGCGTTTCAGGGTTGTATTGATTGGGCAGCTGAGCGTGGTGGGGGTGCGGTATATATCCCTGCTGGCAAATATCTCGTACAGCCTTTGCAGATGCGTGACAATGTTTCTATCTTTGGTTATGATAGGTATAGCACAGTTCTGGTTCTTAAAGGCGGGGCAGATAAGGCTATGCTCTGGGACGATGAACCCGGTGTAACTGGTGTCAGTGTATGTAATGTAACCTTAGACGGCAATATGGACATTCAAGTAAACAACATCAATGTTATTGAGCTGTCACCTGCTGACTGTCTTTTCCAGAACCTCATTATTACTGACGGTTACAAGCTGATGCAGTTGCGTGGTAGAGGTGGTCATGTTCAAATTGATAACATTGTATTTGAATACAGTGTAATCAACTCTATGGAACTGCTGTATCACACCGAGTACAGCAATAGCGATACTGTTTATCAAGTTAATAATGTGGTATTTGAGAACGTGTCCGAGCTGAAAGGTGAACAGGCTATCAATGTCATGTGTGACTATGTAACCATCGAAAATGCACACATTAGAGCAAGCGTCCCTGTTGGACTGCAAATCAGTTCTAATAACTGCCGCTTCGTGGGTGTTATTGAGAACGCTGTCACTGATGTAAGAAACACAGGTAATAACACCATTATCGTGAACGGTAAGTCTATTAGTGAGTATGTTACTGGCGATAAAATGTTCAACGGCCGTAATCATAGAGAGGTACTTAGTGGCGATAAGGATGTGCATGGTGTAAACTACACCGAAACGCTTAGTGGCGACAAACGTGTTGACGCTAATAGTGTAACTGAAATTACTACTGATAAGAGAACAATAGGTGCTAAGGCTATTGAGGAAACTATCACAGAGGGTAAAACTGTGAACGCACAGTCCGTTGTGGAAACTATCACTGGTGGTAAAACTGTTAACGCACAGTCAACCACTGAGGTTATCACAGGTAGTAAGACAGTAAATGCTGGTAATTTAAGCGAAACTGTTACCGGAGATAGGAATGTGAGTGCCAAAAATCATAACTTCAACGGTACTGGTTTTAATATAAACACATCAGACCCTATCGGGTACATGGTTCCGCAGATTATCGACAAGTATTTTAGCTTTATTCCGTTCAAAAACGGTGAAACTGTGTACAAGGTGTTAGTGCAAAACGGCGACCTTTCTGATATTGGTAGCTTGTACAAAAATGTTACCGTGCTTGGCGTGGTAAGTGACGGCGTTACTGATAACAGCGAAGCGTTAAACAATGCTGTTAGTAATAACAAATATTTGTACTTCCCTGCCGGTGAATATATGTTCAACGAAATTGTTCGCATGACAGGTGTGAATGTGCTTTTACACCCCGATGCTGTGGTTAAATGTTCTAACCCTTGGCAGTTGACAGATTGTTACGTTTGTGGTGGGCAGTTCCAATCTACTGGTACAACTTTTAGTTGTTATAGTGGTAGAAACCACATTACAAGGGTAAGTGTAAGTGTACTGGGCGAGATGAATATTGGTATTACCGCCTACGATGGTGTTGTAGAAATTGACAACTGCCGTTTTAATGGTAACAGTGTAGCACAGTTTGCTATTTGGAGTGACCCTGACCCTAATAACACTATCCTTTATGTCCACAACTGTACGTTTGAATATTTCTGGCTAAATGCCATTTTCAGTAGTGCAGTTAGCTGCATTATCAGTGCTAATTATTTCAGAAAGTGCCATATTCAGGTTAAGCCTAACGGCGGCGGTTTCATTGACATTGTTGGCAAGAACACACAGGGAATGACTGTTATCATGGGTAACACCATTGTTGAAGCAGGTAGTTCTGTATGTTCTGGTATCGAAGCTGAACACAGTGCTAACGTAGTAGTTATTGGTAATAACATTGATATTACTGACGGTCTTTACTGTATTGCTTGCCAGACTTCTACTATGCACATTGAACACAATAAACTTGTAGGTAATACAGCCATCTGGACAAATAATAGCGGTAGTATTAGTACAAAAAATAACTGGTATGTCACTACTAATAACATCATTGTAGGCAACCCGTACATGAGCGGAGTATTCATTGAGAGTAAGTACACAGCACCGTTGCTGGTTCGCGGTAACGATTATATGCCTGTTATGACTATTATCGGTCACAGCCCGTACCTCGATAGTGTTACACTTGGTGCTACGGAACACCTGCGTTATACGTTCAACTGTGATGTGACACTTAGAATTGTGGTTGATGATACTACTGTGTATGAGGTTATGGTTATCAAAGATACCAACACCGTCATCCCTATTGTTGGTACGATTGAGGGTTTTGCTCTGAATGTTTCTAACGGCATCATTGACCTCTTTAATGGTAATAATCAACACAAGTTCACAGTGTATAGGGTGTCCTAATAGGAGGTGAAAATAATGTGCGAAATAGGGTATCAGTGTTACGACTGCTGGTATTACAAAAGTGGTCAGTGTGATAGCGAAGATGAATAACTAATGCACTAATATCATTGGGCGGTATAGCAGGACGACTGTTGTACCGCCCTCGGTGCATATGGATAAGGGGGTTCGAGCCTAAAGGG